AATGGTGCGGGGCGAGTTTGAATGATACGTTTGAAAATAATGCTGGTAAGCCGGTGCTGTATTTGTTTTGTTGCCAAACCTCGCGGTGGCATAACGGGCCGTGGCGCATTGGCAATCAGTGCAGGGAGCGGTGTGCCGAGCAAATGCGACGGCTGCGGCAGGTGCCGCATGTGGCGGTGCTGGTTGATTCTGTGACGGAAAGGAGCTGAATGATGGAGACAGAAAAACAAAGTTGACAACGCAACCGCAAAGCGTAAGATGCGGGCGTCCCGGTGTGGTAGACCGAGACGCAAACAACAAACATTCCGGACCCTGACAGGGCCGGATCTCAACCCGCTCGGGGTGGCTACCACCTGCCCCGTGCGGGTTTTTTATTCCCAAAGGTTGAGGAGCGAGACGATGCGAGACGACGAACAGGAACCGATCCCGATGGCTGATCTGCAGGAGCACTGGCAACAGCAGGACGGCGACCAGCAGACGCAGTTGACGAGATTGCACCAAGTGAAGGCTGACGCCGTGGCACTGGTGCGACCAATGAAATCACTGACGGTTGAGGGCGACGGATTGCCCGCAGTCCAGACCGCACGCAAAGCCGTAGTGAAGATGCGGACAGGCGTTGACAAACGCCGAAAGGCACTCAACGACGAGGCGCAGCAGTGGATCAAAACCGTGAATGGCGTGGCAAAGGAAATCACGGGAATCCTTGAGCCGGTGGAAGATCACCTGAAAGCGCAGGAAGCACTGGAGGCCGACCGGCAGCGCAGGGCGGAAGAGGCCGAGCAGGCAGAGCGGGCGGCAGTCCGTCGCATGGGATGGCCGGCGGAGCTGGGAGCATTTCCTGAACTGCAGGCCCGGACAGTCACGGCGAGCGAGTGGCAGACGCTGGTGATGCAGCGGTCGATTGAGGCTGCCGAGGCCAAACGCAAGGCCGAGGAGGAGGCAGCGATGCGGGCAGAGCTGGCGCGGCTGCGACAGGTGGCAGCCGAGGCTGAGGCCGAGCGTCAGAAGATGGCCGCGGAGATTGAGGCAGCACGAAAGGCTGAACAGGCTGCAGCAGAAGCAGCACGCAGAGCCGAGCAGGCTGCAGCAGAGGCGGCACGAAAGCCGGAGCCGGTGTCTGTGCAGGTCGTCGAGACCGAGCCGGAGCCGATCGAACAGCCGGCACCTATTGCGAATCCATTTCTGCGACAGGACAGCGGACACCAGCCACCGACGCCAGCGGTCAAACTGTTTCAGGGCACGAGCCGAGACGACCGGACACGGCTGCGGGATCTTATCAAGCGTCTGGCAGAGATCACTGCACAGCAGGGAGAAGTGGACTGGCGGGCGGAAGTCAATCAGGCAATGCAGGAGGCGATGGAATGAGGATCACACACGGGCTGCTGAAGTCATTGCGAGGGCTGGACGTTGGTAGAGTGCAGTATCTGCCGGCGGGATGGATGGAGCCGCAGGTGGTGACGTTGCTGCAGATTGTAGGCGTGGGGCAGTGGAGCCGCGCTGAGGACGTCAGGACAGGCCGATGGTCGGTTTGTCGGATTGGTTGATTGAGTGGAGGTGATGCGATGAAGATTATCAAAGGCAAGCAGCAAGTCCCGCGAAGGGTCATGCTGTACGGAACGCATGGGATTGGCAAGTCCAGTTGGGCGGCCCAGGCCCCCGACACGCTGTTTCTGAATCTGGAAGACGGACTGAATGATATCGACTGCGCGAAGACGCAGCACTTGAAAACGTGGGCGGATCTGATGGCAGCGTTGTCGTGGCTGTTCGCCAATCCGCAGCACGGTTTCAAGTGGTTGGCAATCGACACAGTTGATTGGCTGGAGGGCATCATTCATGCCGACGTTGCTGAGAAGGCGGGCAAGAAATCCATTGCCGACATCCCGTATGGTGCCGGATACAAGCAGGCTACAGCCCTGTGGGATACGCTGCTGGATGGTCTGGACCAGATGCGGCGGCTGCAGGGCGTGGGAATCATCCTGTTGGCTCACAGCGTCGTCAAGCGGCATCAAGACCCAGCAACGGACAGCTACGACCGATACCAGCCCGCACTGCATGAGACAGCATCGGCACTGCTGCAAGAGTGGTGCGACGAGGTGTTGTTTGCGTCGTATCGGGTGTACCTGAAAAAAGAGGATCAGGGTTTCAACAAGGAACGCACGATTGCGGCAGGATCTGGTGAGCGGTATTTGCGCTGCACTGAGACTCCGGCGGCACTGGCGAAAAACCGGCTGTCACTGCCGGCGGAATTGGAGTTTGGCTGGGCGGCGTATGCTCAGCATTTTTCTCAGGCTGCACCCGGAAACATTGCCGGTGTCGTGGTCGATGGCACAAGCAAGAAAGGGTGAGGTGATACTGTGGCGAATCTCAGTGGATTTAACGCGGCGAATGTCGAGCCGACAGGACCGGGCGGAGCAATTCCGGCGGGCGATTACCAGGTAATCATTGTGGAGAGTGCTGAGGCTGCGACAAAGGCAGGCAACGGCAAGCTGCTCAATCTCACGCTGCAGATTGTGGACGGCGAGCATAAGGGCCGGAAGCTGTACGACCGGCTGAACCTGTGGAACGCAAACGACAAAGCCCGAGCGATTGCACAAGGCACGTTGTCGGCAATTTGCAGGGCTGTCAATGTGCTGACGCCAGGAGACTCGGCGGAATTGCATCACAAGCAGCTGACAGCACGGGTGACAGTCGGCGAGTACGAGGGCAAGCTGCGAAACGAGGTCAAGGGATATCTGGCGAAGAAGGCAGCAGCCCCAGCGGCGTTTCAGGCACCGGCAACCGGCGGTCAGTCGATGGCGAATCCGTTCGGTTGATTGGTCCGGAGTTAATGAGGGTGGAGGCAATGGGGCAGCGGTGACACGCTGCCCCATTTTTTAACACAGCAGGAGCAGGGTGAGTGCAACCGAGATATTATCAGGCAGCAGCAAATGAGGCGGCGTGGTCATTTATGGCATCAGGCGGAGGCAATCCGCTGATCGTCCTTCCGACCGGGGCGGGAAAGTCGCTGGTGATTGCGTTACTGGTGCGGCAGGCGTTGGCGTTCAGTCAAAGGGTGTTGGTGCTGGCACACCGGAAAGAGTTACTGCAGCAGAACGCGGAGAAGATCGAGACATTGGCGGGCGTCAGCGTGGGGCTGAATTCTGCAGGACTGCGGCGGCATGATTTCGAGTCTGCCGTCATTTGTGCGGGCATCCAGTCAGTCTATCGCAAAGCCTGGGATTTTGGAGCACGCGGGCTGGTGTTGATCGATGAGGCCCATTTGATTTCAGACGACGATTCCAGCATGTACCGGCAGTTTTTGGAGGGGCTGCAGGCCGTCAACCGGCGGCTGTTTGCGTGCGGTCTGACGGCGACACCATACCGGACAGGCGAGGGCTGCATTGCAGGCGAGGGCAAGCTGTTCAGCGGCGTTTGTTACGAGGCAATGACAGGGCAACTGATCGGCGAGGGGTGGCTGTCACCGTTGACGAACACGCCAGCGGAGGGGGCCGTGGATATGTCGGGCGTTGCTCGGCGTGGCGGTGAGTTCGTACAGGCTGACATGGAGCGGGCGTTTTCTGGTGACGACAAGGTTTTGCGGGCGGTCTGTGAGATTGTGGCACTAACTGAGGGCCGGCGGTCGGTGATTGTGTTCTGCGCTGGAGTCATGCACGCCGAACAGGTCGCGCAGTGCTTGCGTGAGATTACACGCGAGCGAGTGGAATGCGTGACAGGCGACACACCGCCAGACGACCGCAAACGGACGCTGGAAGATTTCCGCAGCGGTGCATTGCGATGGTGTGTCAACGTGGATGTTTTGACGACTGGGTTTGACTGCCCCCGAATTGACGCAATTGCAGTCCTGCGGGCAACGATGAGTCCAGGGCTATTCGCGCAGATTGTCGGGCGCGGGCTTCGCAAGACGGACGGCAAGGCGGATTGTCTGGTGTTGGATTTTGGCGGCAATATCAGCCGGCATGGCTCGCTGGATTCTCCGGATTACGGCAGGTACACCGGAGGCCGAGGGCATCAGGCCGGTGAGCGGATCGAGACCGAGGGAGCGGGCGGGCAAAAGATTTGCCCAAAGTGCGGCATCAGCTGCGCAGCCCGGTCGGCGTTCTGCCCTGAGTGCGGCAACGGGTTTCCAGTGAACCACGAAGAAACGGCGGATCTGTCTTCGCAGATCACGGGCAAGCCTGAGCCGGAGGCGTGGACCGTCGAGCGAGTCACCTGGAGCCGACACATCAAAAAGGATGCACCGGAAAAACCGCCTACGCTGCGGGTCAATTACGAGGGATACCCAGCGGATGCAGGGCCGGGCAATCTCAGTCGCGACGTGATTTCCGAATGGGTCTGCATTGAGCATGAGGGCTTTGCAGGACAGAAGGCGTTTGGCTGGTGGCAATGCCGGTCGGCAATGGCCTTCCCGCAGTCCGTTGAGGCGGCTATCAATTTGCTGGACGCCGGGGCGTGTCGGCAGCCGTCAACGATCTGGGTTGTGCCGGAGGGCCGGTGGAGGCGGATTGCCCGTGTTGAGTTCTCGGATGAGATCCCGGACAAGGCCGACGTGCTGGCAAGGCTGGTAGATGAGTTGAGTGATGACGATGTGCCGTTTTGAAAGGGGCCGAACATGCTGAAGTGCGATGAGACTTCGGGAGGCTGTGGATATGAAGGCAACGTGCCAGACCCGGTTACACGAAAAATATGGTGTGTTAAGTGCGGGAGATTTTATCTCGCATCAAAGGAGGAAGTCGGAGAAGAGCCTCGAACGCTGAAGACAACACACAAGTCAATCACCGGCGCAAAACGCAGGGCGGTGTTGCTGCGGTCATCTGGCTTCTGTGAGTTGTGTGGACGCAGGGACCAGCTACAAGTTGGGCATTTGGTCAGCGTTGAGCGTGGGCACGAATACGGGTTGACTGACGACGAAATCAATCACACGGAAAATCTGTGCGCGATGTGTCCCGAGTGTAACAGCAACATGCGGTCAGAGGTTGTTCCGTTGCGGGTGGCATTGGTGATGATTCGAGACCGAGCACGGAGGGCCGGGCAATGAGTTGGGAATACGTGCCAGACGAGCTGAAAGACCTGCAACGGTGGATGTGCTGGGAGCTGAGGAATGGAACGAAGATTCCGACGCAGGCAGACGGCAGGCCAGCAAAGTCAAACGACCCGGAAACGTGGACCGGCTTTCCGCTGGTGTCAGACCGGGGCCGGATTGCCATCGCAATCGAGGCCCCGTATTGCGGGATCGATCTGGACAACTGCTTATTTGAAGGTGAGCCGCGACCGTGGGCAAAGCCGATTGTCAAGGCTTTGGAGGCCGTGGCGTATGGTGAAATTTCGCCGAGCGGGCAGGGCATCAAGTTCATCACGAGGGCACGAAAGCCTGAGGGGAGCCGATGTACGCAGAGATTTGGTGACGACAAACAACAACTGGAGTGCTACGACCATTCCCGGTTTTGGACGATCACCGGGGACAAGTGGAGCGGCAGCCGGGGCATTGGCGACGGTCAGGCGGTCATCGACTGGCTGTGCAGGCTGCACCTGACGCCGGACGCGTCACAAACTCCACAGAGGCCCGCTGCGGGGCTTCCGGCAGTCGGGGCGGCGAACAGCCTGTACCAGCGGGCGGAGGCGTACACGCGGGCAAAGCCGGCGGCAGGTGAGGGCGGCAGGAATCGCGAGGCGTTCAGCTTGGCGGGGCACCTGTGGTCATTTGTCGGGGATTTCGGCGAGCGGTTGACGGACGATCAGGTTTTGGGGCTGGTCACTGACTGGAACAGCACGAACACTCCGCCGCTGGGGGCTGAGGAGATCGGTCGGGTGGTGGCGAGTGCCAGGCGAAACGGCACCCCGAGGCCCGACAAGGCCCCGCAGGCGTTACCTGACATGTCGGGCGTGGATCTTTCCGCAATCATCAGCCCGAGGCCCGTACAGGCCAAACGGCAGGATTCAGACGCGAAGCTGCCGGCGGAGCTACTGGAGATTCCGGGGCTGATTGGCGACGTAATGCGACACAATTTGGAGACGGCACACTACCCACTGCCGGAACTGGCACTGGCGGGGGCGTTGGCGTTGATGAGCACGGTGACGGGTGGCAAAGTCGTTGACAAGGTGCGAACGCGCCCGAATTTGTTCATCATTGGCCTGGCCCCGTCAGGCGGCGGGAAAGACCACAGCCGCAAACTCAATCGGCAGATCCTTCGAGCGGCTGGTGGTGGCGATTGCGTGGGGCCGGAACGGATCGGCAGTCACGCCGGGATTATCAGCACGATGGCCGAGCAGTGGCTGACCCTGTTTCAGGTCGATGAGATTGCCCATTTGGTGATGGCAATGCAGGACAGGGGCAGCCCGCATTTGGTGCAGATTGCGGCAGTGCTGATGCAGTTGTTTTCCAGTGCTGACAGTGAATGGATTTCAGACGCCTACGGCGACAGAAACAAGGTCAAAAGGCTGCAATATCCGCACGCAGTCCTGTACGGAACCAGCGTTCCGGAGGGCTTCTGGGAAAGCCTGACGGAGGAAAATCTAAGGGGCGGATTGATTGGGCGGTGTCTGGTGTTTGAGTCGAGCCGTTACGTCGAGTACCAAGAGCCGTCAGAATCTGAGATTCCGCAGGATGTTGTGGACCGTGCCAGGTATTGGCTGGAACTGAAGACGCACGGCGGAAACCTTGCAAACACGGCAGTACAGGGAGCACACCCGCGCAGGGTGGATCGAGACGAACAGACGCAGGAGCGGCTGCATCAGCACACCATTGACATCAGCAAGCGGCGGATGAGCGAAGACCCGCTGAGGTCGGCAATCTGGAGCCGGGCGGCGGAAAAAACAAACAAACTGGCACTGCTGTTTGCCTGCAGTCGAAGCACTGGCGACGATTGGCCGATCATTCGGCTGGAGGACGCAGACCGGGCAATCCGTCTGAACAACTGGCTGACACGGCGAATGCTCCTGGCGGCTGACAGGCACGTCAGCGGGTCTGAGTTTGGCCGGCTGGTGAATCAGATGCGGAGCCTGCTGATAGAGCGTCCTGGCGAGCCGTGGACGCTGACGCAGATTTGTAGGCGTACACGTAAGCTCACACCGAGGCAGCGGGGGGACATCCTACAGACGCTGATTCAGTCCGGGGACGTGGTACAGGAGTCAGCCGAGGTAAACAGCCGGACGGTTGTCCACTACAGAAGCACAGAACAAACGGACGGGAATTGACAGGGAAATTGGGAACGGTATAATTCCAGCTATGCCGGGAATTTTCTTCCGGCATGGCCTTTTTTATGGAGTTAGCAATGGATGAAAAGCTGGCGCGTG